TATCAACAGTGTTAATGATATTTATAGACGCTGGTGTTATTGCTTTTGAAGTAAAAGACACTTGGGTAGACTTATTACAACTAGTATTAATAACAGTGATTGGTGCTTATTTTGGCGGTAGATCACTAGAAAAAGTAAAAAAATAATATGGCATTTAAAGATCCAACAGATTACGCTTTTGGTCAACTAGGTAGTATACACGTTGCCGGAACAGAAGCTATAACAATAATAGGTGGTGATGATACTGACGCTACTCCAGCTTCAAACGTAAATAGAATTACAAAAGTTTTTGTAGCAATAACATTTTTAGAAGATACAGTGTTTGATAGTGGTGCTACTGGTTTAGTTCCTGCTGAAGCACAAAACTTTCCTAGCTCAGATGGTAACAGTACAGATATTGACGCTGATGGTGGTGATGTTGTTGATAGTGAAACTTTTCCAAAAGGTGTAACTATATATGGTAGATGGACTGGTTTCAAACTAGCTTCAGGTAGAGTAATAGCTTACGTAGGTATATAATGTTAGGTTTAGGTAATTCAGTTTCTAACGCTTCATATTCACAAGAAAGCTATGTTGTCACCAGGTCTGTATCTTTGGACGGTACAAACGATCATATCGTAATAACCGACTCTGTAGCAGATGATATAAAGAACGTAGGTAGTATGTCTATATGGCTTAAGTTAGAAACTGCAAATCAAAACGACACTATCATGAACTTACATACCGACACAAGTAATGATAATAAAATAGCAATTTTATTTATTAACCAAGGCGGTACAGAAGTTATACGTTTCAACAGTAGAGGTGGTAGTAGTAATACAATTTTAGACCATAGCTACTCAGCTAGTAACTCTGTTAGTAATGGTTGGACACATTTTGTTGCTACTTGGAGTAGAACTGCTAACACAATGGCTATGTATTTAAACGGTAGTAGTGTTGCTACAAGCACTGCTTCAATAGCGTCTTTTGCAACTACTGCTAATAAAATATATTTAGGAAAACCTGGTAATGCAGATAACGCTTATTTCCAAGGTCATTTTAGTAGTTTTGCTTTATTTGATGCTGTTTTATCAGGTAGTGATATTTCAACTATTTATAACAGTGGTAGTCCAGATATTGATTTAACAACAGCTGGTATTAGTAGTTTAGTAGCTTTTTTACCTTTAGATGAAACAAGTGGTAATTTTATAGACAGAACAAGTACTGGAGCAGATGGTGTTCCAACAAATAGCCCAACACAAGGCGTAGCAGACGTACCATAATATGAATAACAGAAAATACATAATAATAACAAACGCTGAAGTTGCAAGCGTAGATTTTAGTCAAGTACTAGAAACATCAGCTAATACTTTAAGATATAACAACGATGGCACAAAAACATTTGTAAAGTTTGATGGTAACACACCTGGCTTTTTAAATGGTAAAACACAATATACACACGATGAAATACTAATAGAGCTTAGTAAATCAGACTGGACAGAGTAAAACAAATTAACTTAAATTAAATAAAATGGCAAAAAAAGAAAAGATTCTGGATCTTAAACCAGAAACTATTACAAAAGAACAATTAACTAAAGTGCAAGAAACAGTTAATAATATAAATAGAT